GCAAGCAGTTCAGGACTTCTTATTCTTACCAGACACTAGAGCAATCTATAAGGCTGTAGGAAACTACAAATCCAACTCTGTAATAAGTAAGGCTCGTGCTGGTAAGGTATTACTAGAGGAGTTTGGCGACTTCTGGCGTACAGCGCAATTGGTTGGTCGCTTTGCTTATGTAACACGTAATATTGCAGAAATGCAAATGCGTCAAATGTTATCTGGTCACAACAGTTTATTCACAAATCCACTTGGATTTATTGCTACCGTAGTAGCAAATCCAGAAGGTGGAATATTTTCAAAGTTTTTGGCTAAAGGCGCTAAGTATCAATACGATGCATCTGGTAATCCATTTAAGACTCAACAGATGGAAGCAGAACTAGGCGATGCTGCAGTTGGCTTCCGTTCTTGGTGGAATAGACTTAACTCCGCAGGAGACATTCGTTCTAATAGACGTTCTCAAGTATTTAACCAATTTAAGGTTGTTGGAAGCGATCATCCAGATTTTTCAGAGGGTCTAGCCTACACCGTAAACAACTTTGTATCAGATAAATTTATGTCTGCAATCATAAGATTAAAAGACTCATCACCAGAATCACAACGCGCTTGGTTGCAAGGTATTGCTAAAGACTTTGACAATAAAGACAATCCTTTAAGAAACTTTGCTGCCAGCATATTTACCACTAATCCTGGATTACGTCAGATTTATCTAAAAGATGTAACTGAAACAGGCCCTGGAATTGCTAAAGATAATCTAAATATAGATGATATACTTATTCATCTGTTTGATAGCAGTCAAGGCGATACTGTTATTAGTCAGATTAACGCTGTGGCCGGTACTGGCCCTAAGTCAAACTTAATCTTTGATCTAATTCGTGATGGAGAAATAACCGTAACTCGCGGTAACAAGTTAGTTAAGATTAAGGCCCCATATTCAACAGGTGGCAAGACGGTTGCAGAACTCAATGTTCTTGAAAAAGAATTTATTAAAAAAATGAAAGATGAGTTTAAGCCAGAGGATCTTGCAGGATCTACCGTCTTTGTTAAAAACCAAGAATTTGTATTTGGTCAAGTAGACAAGACGGCTACTAAAATTGTTGATAGGTTCTTTGAACTGGCAGCATATGCTGAGTCTAAGTTAAACTTTGGACCAGAATTCCAGATGGCTTATTGGGACTTTGCCGCAGGATATGCACCGCTATTAAAGACAGAAGATTTAATCCAGTTCCGTGCTAATGCAAACAAGTCACTTGCTCCTATTACCAAGAATGGTAAGAAGGTATTTGGACGCAGAAGCCCAGTGCTTCGTGAAATCAATAAAGAGATTGCTAAGCGCGAAAAGAACCCTTCCTATGTTGGCGGCACTACAAGCCTAAAGACTATTGATAATATGGCTGCTCGTGAAGCAAGCAAGTATGTCAAGGGTCTATTCTATGATGCAGGTCAGCAGAAGCAATATGCTAACGCTGTCCGTTTAATCTTCCCGTTTGCTCAAGCACATTACAATACGCTAAGCAAGTGGGCTGAACTATCTAAGAACCCAGCACCTATAATTAAGTTTTCTAAAGCATACGACGCTTTGAATAAAGAGGGTTCTAACGTTCTTTATGACATCAGCGGCGTAACATACGATCCAGAACAAGGTTTCTTCTACCAAGATAACCCTAATGGTCCTAAGAAGTTTAAGACACCATTTGCAGGAACTGTTATTGGTGCTTTGGCTGGTAAGGTTGCTGGAGTTGAGGGTGCTAGTCAAGCACTACAGATGACTTCCCCAGTTCAGTCACTTAACTTAGCATTCGGACAAGTTAACCCAGGACTTCCTGGCATTGGTCCAGTAGCACAAGGATTATTTGCTGCTACAGGGCGATCTACAGCATTTGGTCCTGTAAACGATATTCTAAGAGACATCATCACACCGTTTGGTAAGCCAAAGAGCGCTGAGGACTTTGTATTCCCTGCGTGGCTTAAAAAAACAATTGCTTACCGTATGGGTGATGAAGCAACAGTACAGCGTGGCGTTAAAGATTGGGCTGCATATCTTGCCTCAACTGGCAACTATGGAGAAAATCCAATGGCTAGCGATGCTGAAAGAAACCGTATGTTTAAGGATGCAGAAGCACTCTCACGTGAGGTTGGCTTCTTTGGTGCTCTATTCCAGAGTATCTCAGCAGCAACACCACAAGATGAAGTGCTTGCAAAAATTAAAAGCCCTGATAACAAGTTAAACTTTATGACAATGACTATGCTTTACGATCATTGGCAGAAGATTTCAGACAATAATCCTGGTGATTATGGTAAGTCTGTAGCCCTATTTGCTGATACTTATGGCATAGAAAACCTGCTTGTTACCCTTGGTGGAACCACACCAGGAGTTAGAGGTACAGAAGATGCTTGGACTTGGTTGAATAACAACCCAGAGTCAGTATCTAAGTACGCTAAGGCTCCTGGAGATATCATTCCATACTTCTTCCCTGGTGGAGAATACTCTCTAAAGTATTACAACTGGCAGAAAAGCAGTGGTGCTCGTCGTGCATTATCAACAAATGAATTAGCAAATGAGGCTGAATCTCGGGTCTACACTATGATGAAGAGCCAGATTGCTAATGAACAGATAGCCAATGGCTACGGTCAGATTTGGTATACAGAGCAGATTGCTAAACTAGATAACACATTTGGTGGATCTAAGCCAGCATCTACTATTACAACAGGTGCGGTAAATGAAAAGATTGCTTCTGTTAAGAATGCGCTAGAAGATCCAGCGTTTAGACAGTCTCCAGTATACAAAGAAACTTCTCAGTTCTATGCAAAGTATAAAGACTTCCAGAATATTCTTAATCAAGCAAAGGTATCTAACTATGCAGAACTCACCTCAAAGGGTGGTCTTGCTACCTTGATGCGTAACGAATTGCGATCTCTAGCAGAGGAATTAATGTTGCAGAACCAATCATTTAGTCGTATGTATTACGGCGTATTCGCAGGACAACTGGAGGACTAAATATGGCTGTTACTAAACAGGGTCAAGCAGCAACTAATGCTGCACTTGGGTTATCCTCATCTGCATTTGCAACAATATCTCAGATATCACAAATTCCTGGCAATATTTATGCATCAACTAACAACTTGTTATCGTATGTAAGCACCACAGATCCTGCTGCAAAGGCTCTTGCTCTGCAGAATATTCGTCGTGAGATGAGTATTGCAAACAGTGGACCTAATGGTCAAGGTACGCAATACGAGTATTTACAAACACTGCTTCGTTCAACTGGTTTTGTAAAAGACAAGACTCCTCTTGGGGTAGCAGGCCCAGGAGATGCTGCTGGTCTAGATAAGATCATTGGACTTGCTGTAGCCAATAATACAGACCCAGTAACCTTGCTAGAACTCTTTAAGAGAAGCGGTGTTGGCGGAACTGGTGCTGTCAGGCAACCAGATACCACTACTAAGTATAACAAGGCTGTATCTACTGCTTTGCAGTTCAAAGATATTACAGATGCTAAACAAGCATACAATGATGCTCACTTTTCAGCATACGGGTACTTTCCCCAGGACTCAACTTTCAAAACCTTTCAGAATGCTTGGAATGCAGAAGTAAAGCGCAATAAGGCTACAACCACTACAAGCACTAAGACTACTTTCCGCCCAATTATTGATCCCAAGACAGGCAAGCAGACTACCAACAAAGAAGGTGTTCTTCAATACGAGACCATCAACACTGGTACTACTACAACCTCTGGTGAAGGATTTACCGCAGAAGAACAACAATCTTACTTGGCTAACTATATTAGCCAGAACTTCCCAGATGTAGCATTAAGCGGCAAAGAACTAGGTGGAGTAGCAAAGAATTTATATGACGCTATCGCTGACGCACACGCTAGTAACTATGATACCGTTCCTGATTTGGCTGCACTTGCTCCTATTATCAAAAATGTTATTGGTGCAAGTAATGCTAACCAAAGCGCAGAAATGCTTACCCAGTATCGCAACGGTATCCGCGATAAAGTGGGTAGTAAGTATATGAGTATTGCTGAAAGCCTAAAGGCTGGCAAGGATGCAAAAGCAGTTCTTAATCCTTTAATGGAGTCTTTAACTGCAGCGCTAGAAACTAATATTGGGATTAAAGATCCACTAACAATTAAACTTGCAAACTTCAAAGATGAGAAGGGCGTGTATCGCCTTCCAAACGAGTTTGAGATTAACCAAGCAGTTATCTCTGATTCACGCTATGGATCAACATCCCGAGCAATTAACGAAGGTGTAAATGTTATGCAATCCCTTCGCGGTAAGTTAGGACGATAATGGCTGCTAAACCTAAAACGCTTACTCCAAAACAAGTACTTGCTCAAGCCAATGCTTTATTAGCAACAACAAAAACACAACTTAAGACTGCTGAAACTGCTAAAGCAGAATTAAAGACATTATCTGACCAGTCAAAGGCAGACGTTGTTGATGCTCAGACAGTTGCTGCCGAAGCAAAAACCAGCGCCGAAGCATCTGCTAAATTACTTGGCGGAACAATTGTTGATAATAAATATGTGGCTCCTGCTAGCCCTTCTCCTCGCACAGTATTTGATGTTATTCTTAACGCAGATGGAACATCAACCATTATTTATAGTGATGGTACACGAGAAATAATTGGCCAAAAAACCGACACTACTGTACTTAAACCAACTACAAATATTGATGTTCTAAAAGCAGGACTTAGAGGGCTAGGGTTTTCTACTGGAGTTATTGATTCCTCTAGTGGCTTCTTGAGTAGCCTTCTTGCAGAAGGTCTTGATTATGATAATGCCACAGACATCTTTTTGAACAATCAAGAGTACACACTTAAAAATGGTACTAAAATAAAGTCTCCATTTTATACAGAGTATGGCTATCTAAACGAAGGACTTGCATCACCTAAGACTGCTAGTGAACTATACAACGCAGTTGAAGGCTACAAGATCGTACAACAAAGATTTAATTTAGATAAAAAGTTTTTAACTCCAGACTATCTAAAAGACCTTGTTAAGAATAACGTAGATGCTCAGACTTTTGGTGAGCGCGCAAATATTGCTCGCCTTGCTGCAATCAATGCAGATCCAGCAAAAGTACAAGCGTTAATTAAACTTGGAAATATCAAGGATGCTACTGGACTTACGGACTTCTACTTAGATCCTAAGATCGGTCAAGAGGTAATGCAGCAAAACATTAACACCGCTGCGTTCGTTACAGAAGCAGTTCGTCGTGGTCAGTCAGGCATCTCCGTTGATACTGCCTATGGCAAACAGATGGCTGCAAATCTAACAGGCAAGGGATTTACCGAGGCTCAGATAACCGCTACTGCTGCTCAAGGATACGAAACAATTGGACAACAACTTAATCCACTTGTTAAACTTGAACAGATTTATGGACAGACTACAGGTATGGGTGCTATGCCAGAATCTCAACTACGTGGCGATCTACAAAAACAATTAGAAGCCGAACAATTTCAAGGAACCGCATCAGACCTTTTAAGAAGGCGTACTGAGCAAGAAGAACTCGCATACAAACGCAGATCAGGAACAATCGGAGCAAGCCGTGGATCAGGTGGATCACTTGGTACTACAGGCATACCAGGCTCCTACTAAAAATAGAATCCCACTGGACCCATCGGCCCCAAGTGGTGTGCAAGACCGAGAGTACGAGCCAATATAGATCCCCATTTATATTGAGGCGTGCGACAACTACTAAACAAGGGAGAGGTTGCTATGAGCAACAACCGCGACAACAACAACTGGGAAACTGACGAAGAAGAAGATGATGACTTTACGCCATCGTTTGATTCAGATACTGACTTGGTTCGCAAACTACGCAAAGACCTCAAGCAGGCACAGAAACGTAATAGAGAACTAGAAGGCAGTCTTGGAGAACTCAGCAAAACCCAGCGAGAGCGGATTATCAAGGATGCTTTTGCATCCAAAGGCGTTAATCCAAAGATCGCTTCATTTGTTCCACAGGATATTGATGCTTCGGAAGAAGCAGTATCTGCTTGGCTTGATACCTACGCTGATGTATTCGGAATTAAAACCGAAGAAAAGCAACAGGCTGTAAGCCAGCAAGATATTCAAAGTATGCAAAGAATGAATAACGCGTTAACTGGAGCAGAAGCGCCAGCAGCATCAGATGACCTTGCCAATCGCATTGCGAATGCAAGTTCAGAAGATGAGATTTTATCCATCCTAAGCGGTCAGTAACCGCACACTAACTAGAAGGGAGATATCTCCAAATGGCAGATGTCTTTTCAACAACAACCTCTGGTTTAGGTTCCAATCTTGTAACTATGGCGTACGACAAGTTGATCGAACTCAACTTACGTAATACACCACAGTTCCGCGCAATCGCAGACAAGAAGATCGGAAACCCAACCCACGACGGTTCCTCAATCCGTTTCCAGTTCTACAACGATATTGCTGACACCACAATTGCTGGTGCAACACTCGCTGAAACTGTAGACCCAGATGCAGTCGCAATACCAGCAACCACCACACTTGATGTGACACAGGTTGAACTTGGTCGTGTAGTACTGCCAACACGCAAGTTGGCACTTATGTCTCTTGCTGATGTTGATCCTTGGATTGCTAACGCAGTCTCATACAATATGGCTATGACAATGGATGCTGGCGTTGCTAGCGTTCTTGATGCAGGTACAAACGTCATCCGCGAATCCGCTGGTGCTCTTTCAACAACTGCAGCAAAGTCAACAATCGTAACAACAGATACATTCAAGGGCCGCGACGTACGTTACGCAGTAACAAAGTTGCGCGCTGCAAATGTTCCTACCCGTGGCGGAATGTATGTTTCATACATCCACCCAGAAGTTTCACACGATCTCCGTACAGAGACTGGAAACAACATCTGGCGTACACC